CGCGCCAGCCTTTTTTAGCGCGCTACTAACTGCGCCCATAATTGCGAACGCGTTGCCATCATTGCCAGTTAATTGAACTGCTACGTCAAACTTAGGCATTTGCCATCTCCTTTTCTGCCTCTACAAGTGCGCTGTAATAAACAGCCTTGATTTGATTTGCTGATAATGCGTTATAGCCCTTTGGTAGTTCCGACATGCGCTTTAGAAACTGCGCTGTTGTGCGATTGGAAACGTTAGTTGTAAGTCCAATACGGCGCTTTACATCTGCCAAAGTAATGTAATCATCGCCAGTAATTGCCTCATAAACTTTTACGCGAGCATAAAACTCGCCAAAGTTTGATTCGGTAATTTCGCCTAAATCTGTAACAAGTGTTACAAAATAAATGCGTTCTGTCATTGGATAATTTGCGTCAGTATTAAGTTCTTCCCAATTAACGCAATTGCTTATGTTTGTATGTAGTGCCATTTTTATTACCTGTCCTTTTCTTGTTAGTTGATTAGTGAAGTGAGCCGTTTTGTTGGATATAACGTTTTGCTAAACGCTTGGCGTTAGCGATTGATTCTTCGGCGTAGTAAGTGCGTTGTCCCAAATAAACATCGCCAAGCCACGCGTCAATTTGAACTGCTCGTGGTTCTGCTTCTGGACGTAATGCTGTAAGTGTTACGTCTTTAAGTGTTGTGCTGTCCATTGTTATGCCGCCTTTCTTGTTTTGATTAACTTGCCATTTTCATCACGCTGTCCATAAAAGATTTCGTGAATAAAGTTTGTGAAATAGTCTTTATCAAAGTTTGGATTTGCTTGCTTTGCTACTTCACAAAAGGCGTCAATTGCTAATTGAACGCCAACTAATTGACTTGCTTTTACGTCCACATCTCTATCGTTTGTGCATATAGATGATTGAACTTTTGCGAACTGTATTGCCATTGCTATGAAGTGCTTTTTTGTCATTGCTGTGCCTTTCGGTTAGTGCGCGGCTTGAACAACTGCGCATTTTTTTGGCTGTCCTCATCAGTAGTGGCATGCCAATTTGTGCCACTAGACCGCGTGACTTTTAGTGCCACGCGGTTTCGGATTTATGTGCTGTCCTAGTTAGTTATGTTCTAAGGCTGGTTCGCCATTGGGTCCTTCGCCGCTATCAAATAACTCCGATTGGCGTCACTCGCTCGGCACATTGCTGTGCGTCATGGCGTCCAATCATCTGTTACAACTTTACGGCGGGTCACAAACTTGCCAAAAGTGTTACATCGCCGCCGATTCGGTCACGTGGCGAATACCAAACTGTGCCTAATTGTTACAACTTGCCGCCAATGGCGATACTTTTGTAACTTTGTGCTGGCTGGTTTGGACTTTGGTAGTTTTGCTGGCTACATGTTGAAAAGTGGCGCGCTACTAACAACTGCGCCACATTTTCTTGCCTTCTCTATGTCAATAAGTGCCAAAAGTTGCCGTCACCGCGGTACTGTCCTCGCCGTTTAATCAGGCGCGTTCACCGATTTTTGGTCACTTATTTAGTTGTCAATGTGCTTGCGAGATTCTTACTGGTCTGCGGTCAAGTTGAGAACGGATTCTCGGCGCTTTTTGGGCGGTAAGACGTTCGCTGATTTTCAGAATTCGCTATTTAGTTATGAGGACAGCCTATCACATAAAGCCTGACGCTACTTTTAACGCGTTATTTTAGACGTTACTTCAAAGCCATTAATGCCAGCAAAATAAGTGCCAAATATGTGGCGCACATGCCAAATGTAGGCAGTTGTTCAATCCGCCGCGCCGTGCCTAGTGGTGTAACAGTGCGTAACGCACTTACAATCGGCGCATGTCCAAATCCAATTACACGCACATAGAAATCCGTTGTGGCGGATTAGTTGTGCAATTAGGAACAGAAACCGAATATCCTGATTTAGTAGATGATTTGGCAAACCGCGCCGTAAGTGTATTTAAAGAAACAATGGCGCACGCCAAAGAAAATGGCATTGACGTATCGGATATGCGCCTAATCACCAGCGATTATGGCGATGATGAAGAAGAAGAATAAATGTGCCTTAAATGTGGCAACTGTGGCGCAGGCGAACACGGCTATTCTTTAGATGAAGCAATAGACGCCGTAGATTCTAGTCCAGCCAAATTTTATATTCCGCAGTAACTCTGCCTTTTATTGGGTCAATAAAATGTAGGCGTTGGCTTGGTATCGCACTAGCCGCCAACAAATCTCTGGCATATCTATTATCCGATTCTGTGCTTCCAGTTTGATAAACCGAGCCTAAGCCGTTAGCCATGGGCCAGCAAGCATGAGTGTGATAATGACCGATATAAACATCTCTAAATTCCCACGGATATGCGCCGCTACGCCATCTATTTGCGTGTTGAACAATAGCGGTTGGCGAGGCAAAGCCGTTTCTGCCTACTTCATCACCATGTATTAACAAGGCACGATAATTGCCGACCTCTACACGTTGAACATCATCAGGACAATCTTGCCAAGTTAATCGTTTTTCGCTAGATAATAACTGGCGCGCCAATTCGTAGCACATGCGGTCAATGTTGTCGCTACGTGGCACATCTGCGCGCTTACTACCAATTCTGCCGTGATTACCCCACTCTGATACAACTAGAACATTTTCATAGATGGTTAAAGCGCGGCGCACAATATCAACCATTAAACGGCTTACATTTACATATTGCCCAAATAAACTTGAATCAATTTCATGTAATTGGGCTGGATAGTTAAACAAGCCTTCCACCATGTCGCCGCCAAACATAATTACAACATCTTTAACTGGGTGGTCGGCACGTTGTATCTCTGTAATTCTGTGCGCCTTATCAACAAATGAATTAACGCGTGTGCGCATTACTTCGGTGTTATATGTGCTTGTTTTCTTACTGCCTTGCCAATCAGTTAAATGCCATAACGCGCACTCTGAATTCTTTTTACGTTTATCTATTGGTGGCGCAACTACATCAGTAACTGGACCCATAGCAAGTGTGGCGTCATAAGCCGCCTGTTTAGTTGCTTCTACTAATTCTTCTGTGCGGTTTTTAGATTCTTTTAATTGTTTTTGAGTGCGCACTAACGCTCGGCGTAATTCCGTTACATCTTCCGAAGATATTTCGTCAGGCAGTTCCGCCAAACGTTTTTCTAAAGTCATTTTTTCTTTTTCTGTATATCGTAAAAGGAACAACTCTGTGCATGTTGCGTATAACCAAATTTATCTAGCCAATTATCTTCATGTTCAGGATTTTTAAATGCTCTTACTGTTTTAAATGCGTCCATCATTAATGCCACTTTATATGGCTCTATCGGCTCAACGCCTAATAATGCGCCCCAAACTTTGCCAATAGTTAAAAAATTAGAATAAAAGTCGCCATGATACATTTCACGTTGCTCAAGGATTTCTTTTATTCTCTGTTCGGACACCGACAAATGCCTTTCCTGTGTTGAGAAATACTTATTTCGGCAATTCGGTAGCCTTCTTTGCGTAAAGCAGAAGCAAGTGTTATATCAGGAACATTATTAGCAACTGCTTTTACTAACGCTTTTTGGTCCTCGCTATTTAATTTAAAAAAGAGTTTTGCGAACGGACAAACGCCATTACTGTATGTGAATTCCTCAATAGACTTTTCTAAAGACATAGCAGAAGAATACCGCAAAGACCGCCAAATGCGCGTATGGCTTAGCCTTTACCTAAATGGCTTAGCCTTTACTTAAACAAGTTAAACAAATTCTTCCGCGTTGATTAGGCGAGCGTTTGGTGTTTGCTGGCGTGTATTCATGCCCATTTTTACAATGTGTGCGAGCGCGCCGCCTTTTGGCATATAGAGAACGTTCAATGTTTTGTGATTGCGGTATGGCTTGTAAATGATTTGGATTTACACAACTTGGATTACGGCAAATGTGGTCTATTACTAAGCCTTCAGGTATTTCGCCTTTAAAGTGGCGATAAGACCATCTATGTGCTGTAACAGTTTTACGCCCAAAGTCCGTAAAAACGCCATAGCCGCTTTTTAACTTACTTGCTTGCCAAATCCAGCAACCGTTCTCATCTAGTCTGTATTTGGCTGTAAATCGCTCTAATAGGGTCATATTCGCCTTACCTATGCTGGCGACAGGCTTCCCCTTCCTGCCGCCAGCACAGCGTTATTTAGTTGTAACGGATATGCCGTTTAGAACGCACCCTTGCCAAAAGCAGGGTCGTTTGGATTGACGGCACGAGCCGCTGGTCCAATTACGGCGATTAGCGCGCCAAGAAGAATCTTCTTAGCGTCTGTTTCGCCCTGTGAAACAGCAAATGCCACTACTGCCGCAAATGTGCGTAGATAGGAAGCAAGTGCCGCTTTTAATTGGTCGTTCATGTTTCTCCTTATGGTCGGGCTACTGCCATAACAAGAGAATAGGCGCGTTTCTTGCGATAAACGCCATCTCCGTTACTTTGGGAGCCTTTTGTATCTGAGGCAGTATTACCTTCAATACACCACAAATACTTGCCGTTATTTTTAACGACAATACCTACATGGTCGGGCTGTGCGTCAGTATCAAATTGAAAGAAAGCAATATCGCCAGCCTGTGCCTGCCCAATCGGCACTAACTTATTTTTCTTAGCAAACCACTTCAAGCCAGCGTCACAACTGGCAAATCCTTTTCTAGTTGAAGCCGCAACAGTAGAACCAAGTCCAGCCTCATTAAATACCCATGAAACAAACATGGCACACCATGGCTGATTATTCATGCCATACCACGCGCCATACATTGTGTTGTTATTTGCCGCCTCTTTATAGTCAATTTGTGAATTGGCTATATTTACAACTAATTCTTTACTCATTAACGTGCCTTTCGTTTGAGAAGCAAAGCATAAATCTCATCAATCCTTAATTCCAAATTATTAACTTTGGCGTCTATGTCATTTACTTTATCTTTAATTGAACTGCCGCTATTTGGTTTTAATTCCGCCAAGTAATGTTTTACAAGATGGCGCACACCCATAGCAAGCGCGCCGATTAGCGTTGTAACGCTGACCGCAACGCCAGCCCAATCATTTATATTCATATCACGTCCAAGTAATAATACGCACGGCGCCAGTGCTATCTACAATCTTTGCCTGATTAGTTGTTGTATTTAGCCACGCGTCACCAATACGTGGGTTTGTTGGGTCAGATGTTACAGCAGGAAACGTAAAACGCACAGCCAATTCCAATTTAAGTAGGCGATTATTTATATCTGCCAATATTGACCGCAAATCAGGCGGCTGGTTTATGTATGCCACAGTTTCTCAATTCGTTGTGCTTGTAAGCGTTAATACTACGCGTTCAGGGCCATTTTCGCCCGGTTCTACTGTTATGCCAACAATTCTATAAACGTTATCTAACGTATTTGGATAACGGCTATCTGTTATACGCAAACGCACGTCATCACCTAAATCATAAGTTCCAAATTCAGGCGCAACGAAAGCAGGCACGATTACTTTAAAAATTGAAATTGGATTAGTTACCGCAAGCACTTGTCCAGTTGCTAATTGTGCCAAATAAGCAGAATCCGTTACGTCAGAATAATTAGTTTGTATTTCTAACAAGGGCCAGCCATTAGATAAATTAGTGGCGTCTGTTGCTGTTTGTCTTAATTTGCCTTCATTAGAACCAGCGCCAATGGCATAAACAGTATTGGCAATTACAGAGGCGTCCTCGGTTAATTGATAATTAACAATATTGCTGGCAGGCAATTCAAATACAGGGATAGTGGCACTTGTTGTTGAATAAAGAGTTCCAATACGCGGATAACCAAGCACTAACGTTTTAGATGGACTTCCTGAGCCGTCATAAGCAACTTGAATATTAAAATCAAAACCATCATCTTGTTT